GCTTACTTGCGTCCAATGATATAAGCATCACATTCACCTTCGACTTTCGTACGAAAATAATCTATTAGATACTCCTGAGCATCAGATCCAAGACTCTCATCGCTGAGAACCTCAATTCTGTTTTGATTCCACTCTGAGCATGTCATATCCCAATGGAATGAGTTATGTTCAGCAAGGAGTGATGCCAGCAGTGTGAGTTCTATCATTTGGATGAACGATGTGTCTATACTAACACATTTACATCTATTTAGTCAAGTATATTGTAACAAACGTTACCTTCTTGATACAGTTTTTGATTTCTTAAGATTTATTTTTGATTTCATCACCTACTACTAGAGTATCCAGATCAGTCTTATAATATAATTCAAGGGCATCACAAACTCTGCCTGCAATTGGTTTTCCACTGTTGTTTAAAGAAGTGTTCAGTAAAACAGGCACACCAGTTAACTTCTCATACTCTTGCAATAACATATAATAGTCCTCTTGTTCTTTAGGTACGGTATTCACTCTGCAAGTGCCGTCTGCATGTGTAATGGTTGGAAATCTTTCTGGTTCTAATACATCAGTGACATATAACATGTATCTAGATGGCCCATTCCAATAGAAATACCGTGATACTTTATCTTCCAATACCGAGGCACCAAATGGTCTAAATGGTTCTCTGTGTTTGACTTTATTGTTGATCCAATCTTTACCATGAGGATCAAAAGGATTCATGAGTATACTTCTATTACCTAATGCACGAGGCCCGATCTCTCCATGACCCTGATACCATCCAACTATCTTTCCTTGAGCAAGTAACTCAGCGGTGTCTTTAATCGTCTTTGTGGAGGGTCTGGCTACAGATTGATCATCTTGCCAAAAAGGAAAATTACTTCTATCAAACTCATCTAAATTATATTCTTTCCTAAGATACTCAATTATTCCAATGGATAATCCTTGATCATTTGCATGTGGTGGTATTACTAGATTGGGTATATCATCCTTCAATACTTTATTAATAATGGTGTTCTGTGCAATACCACCAGAATATCCTACTATATCATCTGGTTTTATATGTTTTCTAAAGTGTTTTAGATATACTTGTTCTGTATATCTATGAGCAGTAGAAATATAATCTATAACGTATTGTTGATCACTTAAATGAGATTCTATTACTTTAAAATCCCACAAATCTTTGAGATCGTCTATGTGATCTACTGGAACTACATCTGCATTGTATTCACCAAATGCTTTCAGTGCCATAACTTTCCCTGCATGGTCTAGGTAGTTTCCACCCAGTTTCAACACCATACCCATTCTTGACATAATAAATCCAAGACTAGATGAGTAGTGAATCATCTGTCCATTTGATTTACAACTGTCTATAAGTTTATCTCCCCTCCAAACACTTCTATACATCCAGTCGTCACCAAACCCATCAAACACAAAGTTAATTGTTGGTTCTACACCTAGAGGCCAAAAACTTAATGCATGGGCATAATGATGATCTATTCTGTGTATGTTACAAGTAAATCCTATATCCCTAAAAATAGGAATCTCAATTATTTCTGATGTTTTTGTTACGTCAGCATCTATTTCATTATAAACATAGGAATCTAATACTATTCCTATAGCATCTACTTCACTTGGTATTATATTCCATTCATCTATTAATCTAGTCCATCCATACACTCCTTCAAATCCAAAGTGTTTATGTTGGAAGTCTCTTTCAAAAGATTTATATTTTAATTGTTCGCCATCATAGTATGTCACGTTTGAGTCGTGAGAACACAGACGAAGTGCTAATAATTTCATTCGACCCTAGGGCTCAATTTTTTACCCGAATTTTTTTTCCGCTATTTTGTAAACTAAAAGCGGTTTTTACATGCCAGGTGGTCTAGATGGATCAGGGCCACCTCCACCCATTCCAGGCATCTGATAACCTCCACCCATTCCAGGCATTCCTCCGCCCATTCCTTGTTGCATACCACCACCATTAGGGCCACCCATTCCAGGCTGTCCCATTCCTGGCTGTCCAAACTGTGCGTTGACACCACCATCTTGCATCTTAGAGAAACCATGTTCAGCTCTATGAGATTCCATAGTTTTCATCATAGCATCAATAGATTTTTCCAACTTACTAACTTTCTCAATTAGTATTTGTAATTTATCTTCCATGTTGTGACTTATTTTTTATAATAATACAGTTGTTTGCATAATCTGGAGTGAACTCCAAGACATCATCAGATGGCCAATCCATCTCTTCGTAGAGAGCATTGAGTCTGTCCATGTCTTCCCAAAGATCATTTATATGTTCTTTAGGAGTTGATCTAAACCAATCCTCTTCTGGTTCTAAGTTTCCGTGCATCTTTACCTCCCTAGGAAATAGTGATTGATGACTTCGATTTTTTCATGTGCTTGTGCAATAGCAGTAATCTCTGTCTCTATTGAGCCCATGATATCTGAGTGTTCCCCTATCCCTACAGGGTAGGTAAGGTAAACTTCGACATTCTGTTGATGTTTGGCTATTAAACCTTCATAATAACGAATTTGTGACTTAAGAATGTCGTCACGCAAATGTATCATAATTATACTAAATTGTATTCTTGTAAGTATTTAACAGTATCGGCAGCACTACCAATGGTATGTGAGTCAACTGTGACTTGAGGGAAGGTTGATCCCTCTCCAAACTGAGCGTAGAATTCTTTCTTGTCGAAGTGTTCGTCAAGTTTATATTCTACAAAGTTTAGTTCTGCTAATTGTAACACAGAAATAACTTTCTCGCAATAACCACATCCTAATTTTGAGTAAACGGTAAAATTCATACTGTTTGAAACCATTCCTTGAGTGTTGTTTGATAGCCTGACTCTCGACTAGGAGGTTCTTTGATCCCCTTCATCTTCTTGTAGTCGTTGTGCATTGCTTGGAGGAGCCATGCCTGTGCTAGTTGATGTGGGCCCTCCTTCAACAACTGGATTTGAAATTTCGATAGACCAGCCTTCATCTCCAAGTACTCCTTTCTCCACGATAATCGGTTCGTTTCTGACATCTTGTTCCTCCCAGATTTTTTTGATTTGTTCTGATTGTTTATCAATATCTCTCATGGTGTTGGCAACCTTGACATCAATCCACTTGATCTTCAACCATTCAATGAGTCCCAGTGCAAGGTGCTGTACAAATGGGTTCTTGAATTTCTTCTTCACCCATCTCTCGGCTTTATCGTACCAAGGGTCTACGCCGTCCCCGAAGGTCTTTTCAAAGGAGAATAGCACCGATAATAAATCCTTTAGCGAACGATATACACTTCATTTGATAGTCGGATAAACCAAACTTATCTTGAAGTTTTTTTGCCATTTTCTTATCCCATTCCTTCACATGATACAAAGCATGCACAACAGGATTCATCTTTCCGTGGTCTCCGCAAGACATAATCTTATCCTAAAAAAACTATTTAGATTTTATTTTACCACAAAAAAAGACCCCTGTAAAGGGGTCATAATCCATCTCGAATAATGTTATTTATAATGCGTTACCACGAGGTAGTACCTCTTCTGGGAACACGAAGTTCTCATGTGGTTGGTCAACTGATGACATCCATGCTCTCATGCCTTCATTAAGAAGAATGTTCTTAGTGTAGAAGGTTTCAAACTCTGGGTCTTCTGCTGCTCTTATCTCCTGAGATACAAAATCGTATGCTCTCAAGTTAAGTGCTAGACCTACGATACCGATTGATGATGTCCACATACCCATGACAGGTACGAACAACATAAGGAAGTGTAAGAATCTCTTGTTAGAAAATGCGATACCAAATATCTGTGACCAGAATCTGTTAGCAGTGATCATACTATAAGTTTCCTCTTCCTGTGTAGGATCAAACGCTCTGAATGTAGAACTCTGAACCTTTCCATCTGTGTAGATAGAGGTGTCTTCATACAATGTGTTCTGTACTGTTGCACCATGAATGGCACAGAGTAATGCTCCACCTAAGATTCCAGCCACACCCATCATATGAAATGGATTGAGTGTTATGTTATGGAATCCTTGTATGAAAAGAATATAACGAAAGATTGCTGCGACACCGAATGAAGGTGCGAAGAACCAACTGTGTTGACCTAAAGGATAGACCAAAAATATACTTGTGAAGACGGCTATTACTGCTGAAAATGCGAGAGCATTGTAAGGTCTGATACCTACAAGTCCAGCAATTTCAAACTGTCTGAGCATGAATCCTATGAGACCGAATACACCGTGAAGTGCAACGAAGTTCCAAAGTCCACCGAGTTGTAACCAACGAACGAATGAACCCTGTGCTTCAGGCCCCCATAAGAACATAAGACTATGACCCATTGCATCGCCTGGTGTAGACACTGCTGCGGTCAGGAAGTTTGCTCCCTCAAGATATGAGGATGCGATACCGTGTGTATACCATGATGTCACGAATGTAGTTCCAAGGAACCAACCTCCGATTGAAAGGTAAGCACATGGTAAAAGAAGTAGTCCAGACCATCCGATGAATACGAAACGATCTCTCTTTAACCAATCATCAAGTACATCGAACCAGCCCCTTGTGGGTGCCTGTAAGGTAGATGCTACCATTATTTTCTCCTATGAAAAAGGGGTCACGGAGACCCCTTGATTTATATTTGATTAACTAATTAACCAATTGAAGGTGCTGTTAAAGCAACTGTTGTAGACTCAGCAGAAGCGAGGTCTA